TCATAACCCTCAAATGATGTTTCATCTGAGTTAAATCTTATATAACCAGCTGATGGTGAACCATCACGTTGTGCTGTAGTACCTGATGGTAACTCAGCTGACCCTGTTGTACTGGTTTTAGTAACCACACTAGTAAGGTCAGTTACTGCATCATTCCAAGCTGAGCCGTCATAGACTCTCATTTTGTCTGTTGTTGTATTAAAATACAAGTCACCAGCACTTAATGCGTCACCGTCATTGTCTACTGTAGGGTCAGAAGCCTTAGCTCCTAAATATGTGTCATCAAAGTTATCTGCTGCTGCCTCAGCTGCTGCTTGAGCTGTTTGAGCTGCGGTCGCAGAAGTTGCTGCGTTGGTCTCAGATGTAGCTGCATTTGTAGCCGAAGTCGCTGCATTGGTCTCTGATGTTGCAGCATTGGTCTCAGAAGTCGAAGCCGCAGACGCACTAGACGCCGCATTGGTTTCACTTGTAGAAGCTGCACTAGCTGAGCTAGCTGCTGCCGTAGCAGAAGAAGCTGCGTTAGTTTCACTTGTAGCTGCATTAGTTGCAGACGTAGCTGCATTTGTTTCTGATGTACTAGCATTACTGGCTGCTGTAGAAGCTGTAGACGCAGAGGAAGCTGCGTTTGTAGCTGATGTTGAAGCATTTGATTCGGATGTTGCAGCATTAGAAGCTGAAGTTGAAGCTGCTGACGCACTGGCTGCTGCATTTGTTTCAGCAGTTTCTGCATTAGTCTCAGCTGTTTCAGCATTAGTCTCAGCAGTTTCAGCCGCTGTTTCACTAGCTGCTGCTGCGGTCGCACTAGCTGCCGCTGCTGTAGCCGAAGCTGCCGCATTGGTCTCACTAGTAGAAGCGTTGGTCGCACTGGTTGCTGCATTAGTTGCCTGTGTTGTAGCCTGAGCTAACTGAGAAGACATAGCTGTTTCTGACCAATTTTTAGTAGCTGCGTCTTGTGCTGATGTTGGGTCAGCAACGTTAGTTAAACGTTTATTTTGTGCGTCCCATTGGAAGTTAACGTTAGATAATTTAATTACGTCACCAGCGTCATCAATAGCCTCTTGAGACATAAAGAACGCTTGGTCACTATCCGTGTCTAAATCTGATTCTGTTAGTACTGAACCTGACGCATAATCTACGAGCTTTGTGCCCTGACTTGTGGTTCTACGGATTTCTATAGCTGTAGAGGAAGCTGGAGCTGTGGTAAATGTAACCTGTGTACCAGCACCATTCCATGTAAATGCTGTAGTTACAACACCATCTATAGTAATAGAGACGTCTTCTTGTGCCCTATAGCTAAAAGGTACAGAATAGGTAGCTGTGCTGCCATCACCTGTATACCTTACAAAACTGTTTGCCATGTGTTTCCTCTAAATTGATTCTTCTAAGACGGGGACTTTATTATTTATATGGGTCAGTCAAAGCTTGTACTGCTTGTTCTGCTTTCTTCTGATATTCAAAATATTCTGACTTATAAATACTTTCAAAACGATTAACACCATTCAATAAAGGTCTTATCTTTTTACCTTGCGGAGTAAGTGAATAAGCATTTTTTACTAGATAGTGTTTAGCAGCTGTTTCAAAAGCTGTGTGTATACCTAAAATAATTTTGAAATCATCTCGTTGTCCCCCAATTACTTTTGGTGTTACTTCAGTGTAAAAAGCACTTTTAGGATTGTCTAATAATTCACTTAAATAATCTTCAATGCCTTTACCACTGACTTTAAATTCACCAGCTAACTGTAATCTTAAATCAGCAAATGTCTGTCCTTCTCTTGCTTTAACAATTTTATTAGTATTAGGGTCTACATATTCATGGACGACTAAATCATTTAAGTCAGCTATTTCTCTTCCTAATAGTTCATAAGAAGTATCAGGACGGAGTTTTTTAGCTGTTGCTTCTAAATACCTTTCTAATCCTTGTTGAGTTTTAAAGACATCTTTAACATCTTCAGCTGAATACTTAAATAAATTATCCCAAGATGTTGACCCGTACATAGGAACGTATCCTTTAACTTTATCTTTAACACGATACGTTCTACCACGTTTAGGTTGGAATGGTCTTGGGTCTCCTGTAATCTCTGACCATGTTACAAAAGGACTAACTCCAGCCATCTTGTCTAAATATGAACGCATTTCGTAATCAGCTGTAGCTAGTTCTCTATTAGCCCATTTCCAAGTTGTACCTAAAGGTACGTTTTTCTGACTAGCTGAACCAACCCATGATTCCAAAGAACGCTTAGCTTCTTGTACTTCGTACTCACTTGTCCCTAAAGAAGCTCCCCAAATGCCTTCCATTAAATCAAAAGCTTGGTTTGTTACTAATTGAGAGTTAAGAGAAGTATTAAGAAAAGAAGCAGTCAGACCAAGCGTGTGTCCCATAAAATCTTCTACCTTCTGTGTAGCTGTTGAGTGCATAGGGTCATCCCATATGTGTTCATATTCTTTCATTAAGTCACCCATTACAGCGACTGAAGTCAAAGAATGTGTGAAAGGAAATATACGGTCATGTTTTACGTACGTTCCATCTGCCATCTTAATTGAATTTCTTTTCTCAGGGTCAGGATGACTACCAATTAATCTACCACTTTGATACATTAAAAATGCCATGCCATATAAACTCCACGCTATAGCTTTAGTGGTTTCAGCTTGTGCACGTACTAAAGGGTCAGGAGAATTTAACATGTCTCTAAATTGAAAATGAAGTTTATTTAGAACAGGTGTGTAATGCCAGTTAAATCTATTTAATTGAACAGGAGTTCTAACAAAGTTAAGACCTAGTGTAGTTTTCCAAAAGGGATGTCTATAACCCCAATCTAACATCTTCTGTCCCGCTCCACCTGTGTTATTAAATACAGGGTCTTTAGCGTTTGGAACAATAGGACTAACTAGGTTTTGTGTAAATGTAGAATCTCTTGCAGTATAAGTAGGGTCAAACAAAGGACTTTTAGCAATAGCGTCCATGTCATCTAGTTTACTAGCAGCAAAAGTATCTGTGCTTACAAAGTTACCAAACTCATCTTGGTACTCATCAAACATTTCTAACCATGTTTTCTCAAAGTCAGTCTTTTCTTTTTTAGCATCTTCAGCTTTTAAAGCTTTAATTTTATCTTTGTAAAACTGTATCCTGTCTTTTTTAGTCATAAAGACATTAAAGTTACGTGATTTGTCTACACCTGACTTTGCAAAGAAATCACCTAAAGTTAATCGTCTGTTACCTTTGTAAGTCTCTTCTAGTCTAATAGCAGCTTCTAAAGCTTCTATCTGACCTTTTGTTTTAATACGTAGTGTAGGAATACCATCTTCGTTTTGAGCCCACAATTCAGGATAACGTTTACGCATGCGGTGATTGACCATAGCTACTCTAGCTGCATTAAAATGTAATTGTTTCAACATGGTGTCACCAACACCTAAGGCTCTAAATGTCATATAAGCGGCTTTAGAAAGAGGACTCATAATGTGTCCCGCTGCTCTTATAGCTACGTTGTTATGTTTTTGTAAAGAGTCTGTGTATAATTCATGTACACGTTCAATTCTACCATCATTGTATTTTGTGTTATAAATATCACCAACAGTTGATTGGCGTCTCCAAGCTAATTTAGCTTTATCAAAAGCTGTTTTAAACATGACTACTTCCATTGCAAACTTATCAGTAGCTAGTGCTGCTATATCTTTAGCCATTTGAATTTCATTCTGAGCTGCTCTTTTTGCTCCCGCTGATTTAAAATAATTGTATTCTACAAGTTTACCCCCTGAGTATAAACGCATAGCAGTAATATAGTTATGACCAATGTCCCAGTGGTATTTTATTAATCCACTAGTAATGTTAACTAGATGAGTAATAGGGTCTCCCAATAAGTTAGCTGTGGTAAACTCGTTATACCATGCAGCAAAGTTAACATTCTCATCTTTATTTTGTTCATACTTACGCAACAAAGAATACATGACTTCATCATTCCCTAATCCTTCTTTTATTTTCTCATTAAGAAGATGTCTTTTTGATGGGCTTAAAGTATTTACGTTTTCACTTTTCAACATGTCTTTTAAAGTTTCATGTATATATTGTTTCTTTAAACGTTGTGCGTCAGTTAATTTAATCCCTACTTTAGCTGCTGTTAAGTTGTCAGACATTATTGTCTGTAATCTATCTGCTATAACTAAAGATTCTAATACATCATCCAAAGCTTTTTGCTCTTGTTTAAGAGCCTCATCTTGAGCTTCCTTAGTCTTAGCTGCTTTAGTTTGTGCTATTTTTTGGCTAAGAGTTTCCATGTCTAATGAATTTTGTAGTCTTGCAGCTATTAACTGTACACCACCTTCTTTACCTGTCTTAGCCCAATCTAAAGCGTCAGTAATGATTTGACCTCTAGTTTGTTTACTTATTCTCATGCCAGCTCGTGTAGAAAAGTCGTCTAATAATTCTTCTAACTTTCTTGTAACGGTTCTAAATTCTTTAATATATTTATTAGTACCTTTAAGGGCGGAATAGTTTTCTTTGATAAAAGCCATAATACTATCAAATCTAGCTGAATCTTCATCAGTCATTTGATTTCGATTTCTAAACACGTCTCGATTAAAAGGGACTTCGTCAGCTTTATTTTTTACTTGTTTTGCTTCATCAGAAAGTCTTGGTTTTATAACACCATCTACACCTTCTCCTGTAATTTGTTCTACGTTTTTAGGTAAGGCTTTTTTAGACTTAACATGATGAGCTGCGATTTTTACATCTGTAATGCCTTTCTTAGCTTCAGTTTTAATGTAGTTTCTAAGTGTTTTAGATTGTGTCTCAATATCTTCGACACCGTTCTTTTTTAAGAAATCTAAGTATTCTTCATGTTTAGCACTTTTTCCACGTCCACCTACAATGTATAAAGCTTTAACTATGTCATTTTCAAACTCTAAATCTATCTGAGAGTCTCTATAATAATAACGAGGTTTTGCCCCTGTTAATTCTTTAGGTAAAACTTCAGGGTCTGTTTGTACAAACACTTCAGATTCTTTTACTTTTTTAGTTGTTTTATTTCCCTTCTTATCTGTAAATTCTACTGTTACTTCTTTTTCAACCGCCTGTCTGTCAGGGTAAGCAACCTTTTTAACTTTTCCTAAGTTGCCGTCTTTATCGCCTACTATAGTACCTTTTTCAACAGGAACAATTTTTTCAACTCCATCACTGTTAGCTACATAACCTGACTGTTCTTTTAACGATAGAATAGGAGCTCCATTATAAAGACCTAAGTCATCTATTTTTATCCAGTCAGTATCTTTATTAAAATAAACATCAGGGTTAACACGGGAATAATTTATTTTTGAGCTAACGTGTCCTATAGGAAGACCCACAACCGCTGAAAAACCAGCTGACATAGCAGTTCTAGACCAATCGTATTCATAGTCATTGTTAGCCACTTTCATGTTGGTTTGTTTTAAAACATCAAGACCAGCTCCAGCGTAGGCATTATATTTAGCTACATTAACTGCCCCTAATTTAACTGCTTTCTTTTTAACTTGTTTAACATATTCGTCTTTAAGAACGCCCCCTACTCCTTCTTTGGTAAATTGTTTATTAACTTCTTTAACAGCTTTTGTCCAAACACCTAGTCCACCAAAAAGATTTAAAGGCTCTGTTATCACAGCTCCCCCAATGTCCCCTACTGCCGCTATCCCACTTCTATGCTTACCCCAAGCTGGGGCAGCATGAAACACTTTTTCAAAATAATTCCATTCTTGTTTAAAATCTTCATCCATTACACTTAAATCAAAAAGGTCTCTTCCCATTGCTACTGAGTTGTTGTTTCTATAAGAACCATGCTCAAAAAAATCTGCTTTTAATTCATCATGAGTCATGTCATCCCACTCTTCATCTCCTGTATTAAATATTTCAGGACGTGTTTTAGCGAAATTTCTGTATCGTTCCATAGTTTCAGGTTTAGACAGTTCTGTTTCAGCCCATAAATTAGCTTCTTCTCTAGCTGTCCAAAAGTTATTCCAACCTGTAGACACAGTGTTTAAGTAAGAAGTATCTTTAGTTTCTTCTATTGGAGTTGTCTCTCTAGATTTCTTTACTGACGGCTTTAATAACTCGTCTAAACTATATAATTCTTTTTCAGCCAATGTATTATTCTCCTAAATCTACGTTGTATAGTTGTTCAGTAATTTCTTGTAACACTTCAGGACGTAGTCCTAAGTTAGTAGACAACGATAACCACTGGTCATCTGTTATGTTTTTAATAACATAAGAAAGTTTTGCCCCTTGCAACAACGGGTTTATCTCTTGGTAATAGTTATCTAAGAAAGATTTTAATTGTGGAAAGTCATTGTTTGCTTCTTCTTTTGTTAGTAAAGTGTTTACTCTTTCTATTAATTCAGGGTTTAAATCCATTGGGTCACGTTGGATAAAATCTGTAACACTAGATACAAAAGCGTCTCTTGCAGCTACATTAGCTTCTAGGTCTGCTGGACTAATGTCTAATCTACCAAATAAATCTTCTTCGACTAAATTTATTAAGTCTCCTTCAGTAAATTCATCCGCAGCTATTAAAGATGGTACTTCACCCTCTTGAACAGCCTTTTGAATAGTCATTCTTACGACTTCTTTAGGTGATAGCAATAAAGCATTAGCCTTAGTTAGTATATCTTCTCTATCAAGTTTGTTTAATAATTTTGTTTCAGCCATGCTTCTTAAACGTTTAACAGCTCCCCCTTGTCCAGCGTAGCTTAATTCTTTTAGTCCCTCAATAACACTTCGACTATTTAAAATACCATCTCGTTCAGCCTGAAGTTGTTGAATAAAAGTATCTCTACCTTGTAACCAGTCAAAATATGCGTTAGAGCCTTGTTGTGGTGTAGGATTACCCCTGTGCCAGTTTAAGATTTTTTCTCTGTCTTGATTGTTTAATACTTGGTTAATTATTAATTTTTGTTGGTCATTCTCTAATATTTCTAAAGGTTTAAATGTAGAAGCTGTTTCAATGCTTTTTCTAATATCCAGATACTTTGTCCAAAAAGGGTCGTCTCTAGGGTCAGGTGGATTTCCGTTTAATCTACTTTCACCACGTTGTTTTATTATGTCTAAAATGTCCTTAACATGTTTTACTTGACCATTAACACTGCTTACTTCTTCCATTATTTGTTTTGCAGTCATATCATCAAACTGTCCCAACCAAGCTTGTTGTCTTAAATTTTCAATAACACCGTTGTCAGTAATAGTGTTTTCATTGTTTTCTAGCTTACCTAAATCATCAATTAAGTCTCCTCTATTATTCTCAATAGCTATTTTAATAAGAGCGTCTTTAGTATTCTGTAGATTTTCTTTATCATACGTTACAAGTCCATCTCCTAGCTTAAATTCATGGTCTTCTTGTCCTAAAAGGGTTGCCGCATAATCAGTGAATAAATCCATTTCAAATTGTTTGTTTTTTACTTTCTGTGCATTGTTTCTATTTGTAATTAAAGTGGCTTTTTTATATTGTAATTCTTGCCACAGTTTACTGTCATCTTCATTACCTGAAGTTAACATGTTTCTTCCATCTCCTCTGTCTTCATAAAAGACGTTTTCTATTTGTGTTATACTGTCAAGAGTTGTTGCCTTGTCAGTCATGACTTTCACAGTGTTTCTTGCATACTCATTTTGTCTTGTATTAGATTTTTCTCTGTATCCGTTCTGTCCAAACACATGGTCATAAAAGTTTATATTAGTGTCTTTACTCCAAGCTTCTCCAATTACAGTGTGCTCATTCATGTCTCTTTTTAAAGCTGCGTCTGCACGTGCTGTAGCGTCCGCAGACAGTTCTGTCGCTGCAAAGCTGTTCCATGTAGAAGCAAACCCTGATGAAAAGAATTTACCATTGTCAGCTATGTTTTCAGGAACAAACTGAGACATAAAAGAGTTTAAATCTTGTTGGTCAGGATTATATTCCTGTTTTTGTTCTTTATATTTTAAATAAGCGTCAGAAGCTGCAAACTTACCTAAGTGTAATTCTTTAGTCGCTGTTGCATACATGCTTTCTAATTCAGGATATTTACCTGATTGCACTTCTTTTAAAGTATCTTCACCATGAATAGCATATAACTCTTGCATTTTCTTACCAGCTTCATCTTGTTTCTTTTCAATGTAAGAAGAACCAAATTGATTAAATGCTGGAGAAAAAGTTTTTTGTAAGGCGTTAACTACTTGTCCTAACTCTGTGTCCGCTGTTACTTTACCTGAGCCAGCAAATGTAGTGCCGAAATATTTATTAGTTACTTTAGATTCATATGCCATAATTAATTACCTAGTGTTTTTGTTGGAATTGTATATTGACCAGCTGGAGTAAAGCCTTTAAAACCACCTGACCCACCATAAGTTTGTGCCCCTGATTTTGCTACTGTGTTAATAGTAGATGGTTTATTAAAAACGGTTAGTCCTTGATTATAAGCTGCTCCATATCCTAACCCAGCCCCAGCTATGTTTAAAGCTAACGCTGAGCTTGAAGGTTCTACCACAGGCTTAATATATTTAGCACGGGTTTGCTGCATGTTTGCATACGCTTGTGTATATTGATAATTAGCTTTATACATGTCTGATAAGAAAGCATTTTGCAGTTCTACGTAGTCTGTGTCAGCTGCTCCAGCTAAATCTTGCACCACCTTAAATGGATTACCAAAACCTAAATTAAGTGCAGTGGCTTGTTTTTTGCGTAAGTCCATTTTACTTTTAAAACTTTCTAAGGCAAATTCTCTAGCGGCGTCTACTTTCTGACTTTCTATTTGTTGTATATCATTAAGGTAAGATATATTAGCGTTTTGCTCAGTAATCTTATTAGATTCTCTTTGAGCTTCTGCTACTGCTTTCTGTTGGTTATGTCCTTGAACAGCTCCTAAAACAGCTATTGCTAATTGAGCTTCAGCTACGCCACACATATTATCTCCTTCATCATTAAATAGAATGGCATTTTACCTTTGCCATGTTGTTCCTCTCGTCTTATTGTTTTAAATCCTAAATGTTTAAGCCACTTAATAGACTTGTCATTTCTAACATCTACATAGTTAAATAAATATTTATAACCTTTTCCCATTTGTGCCACCCATTCAGGTGACTGTTTTATAAATTCTTTCTTGTAATTAAATAACTCATCACTAGATAGTAACCAAGCTACACCATAGTCACGGTCTAACGTTGGAACACTACCAAACATGCCTACAACATATTCTTCTTCTGTTCCTATGACACTCCATGTTCTATGTCCTTTTTCTTGAAAAGGTGTCATAAGAGCCTCAGCAGCCCCTATGTTATCTGATGCTTTTATTTCATCTCTGTCTGCTTGCCTCATCTTAGGTGCAAGAAACGCTATGTCTGCTGATATTGCCCGCCTCACATGTGCCATCTATATTCTCCTAGAACGTCTGTGGTAGTAACCTTCCACTTCAGCACTAGGAATAAACATAGGTAAGTGTGAGCTACTCTTTATATCTAATGTAAATAATGTATTTCTACTTTGTACAGGAACAATAATAGTACCTGACGAAATCGCTGGGTTATCCACTGCTCCTGATAAACCAATAATATAACCATTCATAAATGTGGTATATGTATCTCTATTCTCAGGTGTTACTTCTACTTGGAAGAATCCACTGTTTTCATAGTCAAATGATATAGTACGTATCTGATATCTACCTGAAGTAACAGCTATAGCCCCTTGTCCTGAAGATTCTCTTACGTACTGTGGTGACAGTGTATATTTAGATTCATAAGGCACGCCTATAATTAAACTAGTGTGGTCTCCTTGTATTGTATATGTTGAACCTGTGGTATTCGTGGCTGTGTAGTTAGCTCCTGTAGAAGCGTTTACAGCTATTAATCCTGTCTTAGCTCCATATGGGCTAGTAAATGTAGTAAGGTCAGTAACTGAATCATAAGTACCAGTTGCTGTTGTTTTAAGGTCTACATATACATTATGACCTATGGTTGAATCTGCTAAGTCTTGTAAGTCAATACGTAGTAACTTTGTGTCTGTTCCTTCAGCTACAAATAGGTATACAAAACTACGGTCTATCATTCCACCTATTATTTTAACATTGTCTAGTTGCCATTTAGACCACGCTGTTTGTACTTTCTCCCCTCTATCAAAGAAGTATTTGTACATATACATTGTGTTGGCATTGGTAGGTGATACAGCTGTTCCTGTAGTGTATGGTGCTGTCTGAGTGTCAGCTGTATCTGAACACAGCACTATCAAAGAATCTTCTGTTGTGTTACTTAATATTGAATAAGCGTTGTCAGGTATCAAAGTTTGTACCGCAACAGTAACATCTAAACCGTCATTAGTTAATGTATCATTGTCTGAATAATATTCTCTTACTGCTGTGTTTGCATTACGTACTTGTGAGAAGTAAGCATATCTACCTGAAGATACAGGTGTTACATTGGCATTGTGTGAGAATGTTGATACTTCATTCAACACAGCTGAGGTCGGGGTAATTGTCTCAGCTGCTGAAGCGAGTTTATACTGTGATGTGTCGGAGAATAACAGTAAGGTCTCGTTGAATGATATTGAATTTCTTAATACGTTTACAGTTGTACCTGAAGCTGCAACATCTATAACATCTGTATCTAATACTTGTGTTACTGTAGTTGCAAAGAAATTAAAGTAATCAGCATTACCTGATAATACTAAGTTCTCTCCAGCTAATATACCTAGTCTATTTTTATAGAATGTAAGGTTCTGTATTGTTTGTCCTACAAACGTAGGGTCAGGGTTTGTTGTTTCATCCCCAGCGTCTCTTTCTGTATAGCTTTGTTTAGCAAAAGTAAATGTACCATCATTATTATTAATAAGAGCATGTGGCATTGTAGCGTCGTTTAGCCCTCTATTTGTGTTAGGTGCTATACACTCTTCCCACACACCATTGCCTACATAGTTAACATAGTAATCTGAGGTAGTATCACCAGCGTCACCTGTTACTTTAATCTTATCATTTAACTTTGCATAATAAGGTAGCTTAGTGAAATCTTGTATTTCATCTTTAACAGCATACAGCTCACTGTTACCAGCACCATCATGTGTCTCTACTGTGTAGTTAGCGTTTTGGTCTTTTACATAACCACGTAGTGAAGACTGGTGTTCTGTAAATGAAAACTCTGTTCTTAAAGTTGAATATGTGCTTAAGCCTTGTGTTGTAGTTAGTGTTGCCCCTGTGTCTTCTCTAGTTAATTTAAACTCTATACTAGAAGAAGAGTCCCAATAAGTACTGCTTGTACCATATCTAAAGATATCTATTAGCTTTGCTGTGTCTCTAAACTGTGTGTCATGGTTAGCATCACTGCCATCAGGCATTTGTATAATTGCATTAATACCATAAGGTAAGTCAGGGTGAGTAAGGTGTATTGCATACTCTCTACCAAAGTTAGTTACCTTAAACACTACATAAAAGTATTCGTTTTTATCTGATGTAGTTGTGCCATTTTGTGCTGGTGTTATAGATTTGTTAGATACAAAAGTATAGTCAGCAATGTTGACCATCTTGAGGTCATCTTTAGGATTGGTGGTGGTAAGATAAGATGTACCATCAGGATAGCTTACAGTCTTCTCATTACCTTGTAAGTCAAAAACTTTTACCCCACCGTTGTAAAATGCAACAATGTACTTATTGTTCTCATCTCTTTGTATGCTCCATATCTTTGTAGTGTTAGGAAACACGTTTGTAGCATCTAGTGTAGCTATGTATTCTGATGGTGGGCGTTTGCCTAAGCCTTTGATTATATTGTTTTGACAATTAATCTGTTCTTCACCTTGATTAATACCACGTTGGGTAGGTGTTTGTTGGCTTATACCATTCAGAAAGTTAGGTATCGACTGAGAAACTACTGCCATTAATAAGTCCTTCTAGGTGGTCTGTTAATTATAGAATATGTATTTGCATCACCTTCTAGTATGTTTACATCTTCACTTCTAGAATCAGATTGCTTAAAGTTATTGTAAGCTTCCTGTTCATCTATGCTCATTAACTCAGATAAACCAGCATCACCAATAGCGTCACCTATGAATCTAGCTGCAAAACGTCTAGCTGCTTTTACTGTAATGTAGCGTCTAGCGTATTCAGGTAGTTGTTCAAATTGTTGTATCAATACAACATCTAATGGTGGGACGATTGTAAAAACGTCTGTGTGGTTATCCATGTCATACAGTTTACCATCACGTATAACTACGTTTTGATATCTGTGTGTTGCGTGAGCGTCAGCTTGGACGCAGTTGGAAGGTAATGGAATCTTACTATCATCATCTATTGAGTAAGTTACATTGTATTCTGTGTTAAAGTTCCAGCCTTCACTTTGTACAGAAAGGCTAGTTTCATCTAAGATATTTATAGCGACAGATACATCTACGTTTGTTACGCCGCTAATTGAGTTAACAGGTGCTTCTCCAATAGCAGAGAGCATGGTGTTGATAGCTTGTAACTCGGTAGTTGGTGTTATTTGTGTTGCCATAATTTCCTCAGTAAAGAGGGGACAGCATAAGCCATCCCCTCAAGGTTAAGTATAAGAAACGATTAAGCTTCTTTAATACCTACAGCTGCTTCAGGTCTGAGCACGCCGTGACCCATAGCATATTTAGCTACCATCAATGTACCTTGACGTCTTATGTCATATTCCATTTCAGTTGCTAAGTCCATGAGCTTAACAGTACCAGCTGCTGAAGGGTGACAAACTAGAGCAACATAGTTAGCTAAGTTAACTTGTTGTGGGTTTGAACCACCAGCTGTAGCAGAACCGCCATCAACGTTTGTTGAAGCTGAGAAGTCTGAAGCCACAAAGTGTGGTGTTGGTACTAATTCAATACCAGCAATCTTCAATACTCTACCTTCAGCAATAGAACCTTGACCACTAAAGTCAACATTCACAGCGTTAGTAGCGTTTGCTAATTTGTAATACTCTTCAAGTCTGATGAAGCACTTACGTCCTTCTCTTGGCACATAGTTAGCGTCAAGTTGTTTTGCAGCGTTGAAAAGTTCGTCAATCACAGCGTTAGCAGCTGTAGAAGCTGTAGCACTAGCGATTGAAGTGTTTGTTAACACAGTTCCTGAAGCATAGCCTGAATCAGCTACGTTTGCAGAAGCTTGTGCTGCTTGTCCGATTGTTTGTAGAATGTGCTTATCTTTTTGGAAAGCCAATGCTCTACCGATTTCGGATGAATAAGAACCTCTAACATCATAATGATTCTTTGCTTCTTCTATGTTAGAAAGAAAGACAGAAGATATCAATAAGTCATTGATTGTTATGATTTTCTCGTTGTGGTTTACGTCACTACCAGTGATTTCTGAACCAGCGGTATGATAAGAAGCGTCAATTCTGCCCATTACAGGGAATTGTGCACTTTTACCATTACTGATTGTACGGACAGTTTCAGCTCCTTGAGTTACTGAAGCACGTTCAAATGAAGTTAAAACTTCGCCTGAAAATACTTTAAGAAATAGAGCGTCTTCTGAACCACCAGTGTTGATTTTACCGACAGATACTGGACTAGCATTTGCCATAATAAATCTCCTTTGGTTATAGTTTAGTTGTTGTTGAACGCCTCTAAGTTTCGTCCCCAAGATTGTCTTCCGCAGAAGGTCAAGTTACTACTACTTGTTGGCAGCTGCCATCTAACGAGATAGCACAGCTATTAGCACTTCCATTTACGTAAAGCTAGAGCCTTACGTGTTGGCTTTCCATTTGGTTTTTTCATTGCACCTTTAACACCACTCATTCTGGCACAGAAACTTTTACGTCTCCCAGCTGCTTTAGAACCTCTTTTAACTTTTCCTGTTACAGGTGCTTTGAGGTTAGCCCCAGTCTTACGTTTGTAATAACGTCTACCAGCGGCATTTAATCCGCCACTAGGGCTTTGGTGTTTCTTTGCTGGCATTTACTTTTTCTTCCTCACTGTTTTCTTTTTAGGAAAACCAGCTTTCATATTAGAATAAGCTTTCTTACTGATTGTAGATTTAGATTTAGGTCTGCTTGTACCAGCTTT